AACCAAATGGAACCGTTTGTGTAATACCATTTCCGTTGTGTGCCACAATACCACTTGCGTTGTCTGTTCCATCAATTGAACCGATAAAATATCCTAAACGTAAACTGCCTGTTAATGCATAATCAATAACGTAGAATGGCGATGCTGTGCGTAAACCAATGCTTGAACCATTGTCAAATATTTGGCTGTTTGTTAAGGCCGTTGAACCTGACCATTTAGCTAAATAGTTTGTTGTACCACTACCTGATACACCACCACCTCCTGTTCCAATTGGTGTTCCGTTTACTCTAAATGAACCTGTAACGTTTACATCTCCTACAACATCTAATTTATATGCAGGTGATAAAGTACCAATACCTACATTACCGCCATTTGGCTGTAATAATATATTATATGCTGTTGCTGTACCATCAGACCTCTGAACCTGCAAATATGCATTTCCTGTATATAATGTACCTATCATTAAACCATAAGAACCACCACCAACACCATTAGTAATATATTGTGCAACGTAATTATTAATAGTACCTAATGCTGGTATACTTGGTGTACCTGTTGTGCTATTTGTTAAATGTAATGATGCAGCAGGTGAATATACACCAATTCCAATATTTCCATTTTTACTAATTCTCATTCTGTTACCCCATGAACCAGCATTGTAAGTATAAAAATCTATACCTGCACCAGCTGATTCTGTTGAGCCAGCTATAATACCTGTACCATCAACAGAATCAAATCCAATTTGAATACCATTTTTATCACCCTGAGTATTTGAAAAAACAGATAATCTTTTACCATTTGTACTACCAAATGTAAATGTTGAATTGGCTATAATTGATGATACAAAACCATTAATTGTTCCACCTTGAACAACAAGCAATGAATCAGGTGTTGATGTTCCTATTCCTACATTTCCCGAATTATAATAAATATTTGACCCTAATGTAGTCCATTGACTTGATGCACCTGTTGTTAAAATATTTCCGCTTGTATCAAATCCAAGATACCCAGCAATTGTTCCTGTAAATGCTGTTGCTGATGTATATGCAGGTGCATTTAGCTGATTAGTAGCTAATGCCTTAATCCCATTTATTAATTCACCTAAATCTTGATTTTTTGACATTGTTCTATGCGTTAAATATTTCTTTTAATGGCTCTACTATTACTTTACCATATTCATCTGTCCATTCCGTATCAAACATATGTTTATCTTTTCTTTCTCCTATTACCATCCACGAAATCTCATCTGTTGAATTTGGATTTACACTTTCTATGTAAATAATATTACCAATTACTTTTCCCTTTACTAAATCCCATCCATTTTCATTAGTAGTAAAACATTGAACATCTCTGCAAAGAGCCTCAAAAGTACCTTTTGTCATTGATGAAACATCGTCAATATTTGCCATTCCCTTTCCATTAACAAGATTCAATTTACCTCTATAAATTAAGTCTGCCTGTGGCCCCTCAATAAATGAATGAACTAATTGATGGGTTTTAGGTTTTAAAGGATGGTCTATTCGAAATGAACCTGAGCCTTTTGATAATGAACCTGTAACACTTACTGAACCACCATTAGGCTGTAATATTAAATTATATGCTGTTGCATTCCCATCTGTTCTCTGAACCTGAATCCATGAATTACCACTTGGCAATGAACCCATCAACATTCCATATAAACTATTACTATTTGTTAAATATAATGCTGTTGCATCTCCAATTGCTCCTAATGATGGCAAAACTCCTGAACTTGCAGATGTAGCACTATGTAAATATGTTCTTGGGTTAGTAGTTCCAATTCCTAATGAACCTGACTTTGCAATTCTAACTCTACTGGCCCAAGAGCCATTATATGTATAAAAATCTAATCCTGCACCAGCTGATTCAGTAGATGCTGCAATTATACCTGTCCCATCAGTAGAATCATAACCTAATTGAAGTCCATTTTTATCTCCTTGTGTACTTGATAAAACAACTAATCTTTTACCATTTGTACTTCCAAATGTAAATGTAGAATTAGCCATTATAGCAGCAGTAAATGCATTTATAGTCCCACCCTGTACATCTAAATAAACACCAGGATTTGATGTATTTATACCAACAAAACCAGATGATGTAATTCTAAAACGTTCAGTAGATGCTGTATTATCATATATAATTAAGTTACCATCACCCTGATTTTGAAAGAAATATTGGCGACCAGATGCTGATGAATTTGTTAATATTAATCTTGATGGAAAAGCTGTTGTAGATGTTATTTCAAGATTTGTTCCATTAACTGAAAAAGGTGTTGTTGTTCCAATACCAATATTACCTGATGAATTTATGAAAAATCTTTGTGCGCCTGCTGTATAATCATAAATTGCGAATTCACCTGCTCCTGAAACAAAGTTTGAACCTATTCCATAAGTTTTGCCATTTGTAGATGTAGATGTTAATCTAATTACGGTACCATTAGATGATGCAGAATTTAAATGTAAAATACTACTTGGTGATGCAGTTCCAATTCCAACATTTGTACCATTGTCATAAATCAATGAATTTGTAATGGCTGATGTGCCTGACCATTTAGCCAAATAATTGGCTGTTCCTGCACCTGTAATTCCTGATGTTGCGCTGGCTGTGTAAAGTACAGCTGTAACTACATCATTAACTTTTACCCCTGTTGTAAATACAACCGTAGTCCCATTTGTAGCTGTGAAATCTGATTCAGGTATACGTACACCATTCAAGAAAATATCAATTAATCCTGCTGTGTAACCACCTGTGATTGTAAATGTAGTTTGTCCTGCCGTTGCAATATATTGCGTAACATTACGCATTCCACTGCTTGGTGTAATAGTCCAAGCACGGTCAGTCGAAAGGTCATAACCTTGACCATTAATTGTCAATGTTCTTGCCTGCGTTACAGGTGTAAAACCTAATGCTGTTGTTACATCTGAACTTGTTAATGTAACTGCGCCTGTACGTGTATTAAACGATGACACACCACTTGCAATTGTCCAGCTTCTATCTGCTGATAAATCGTATGTTGTGCCGTTGATTGTTAACGTTCTTGCATTGGTCACAGGTGTGTAATTCAACGCATTGATTACGTCTGTACTTACCAATGTAACATCACCTGTTCTTGTATTAAATGAACTGACACCTGAAACAATGCTACCCCATGATAATGATGAACCATCTGTGGTTAAATATTTACCTGCGTTGCCTGTCTGCGTTGGAAATGCTGCCACAAAGGTATATGCATCATCCCAATTGGATTGCTTAATCGTTGTTGGCAGGCTGTAACCTGATGCAAAAGTAATCGCTAATGTTCCCGATGTTGTAATTGGTGAACCTGAAATGGCAAACCCTGTTGGAACCGTTGCGCTTACTGATGTAACTGAACCTGTGCCGTATGCTGTCGTATCCACACTACCATCAGCTTTTAAAAATTGTGCAGATGTACCGCCTGATTTCTTAATGGCTGTGGCAATTAATGAACCATCAATCTGTAATTTATCGACCGTATTATCTGTCGTTGTTCCCAATAACATACGGCCACCTGAATTGATTCTTGCACGTTCAATGTCCTCAACAATAAATGCAACCGAATGAAATGTCGATGTGCCAACCTGAAACACACTATTAAATGTGTTGATTGAACCTTTGATTGACATATCATAATGATTCACACCTAAGAATCCAGCACCTGTTTTGCCTCTTACAATTAGCTGTGTGGCACCTGCGACATACGTTGGTGTTTGGCCCACAAAAACATTACCATCAGAATTGATTCCCATCTTTTCTGAATTGCTGCCGTTAGTGTAAAATTGGATGCCTTGTCCTGCCCGTGTAGCAACGATTGCAGCATCAGATGAATTGTTTATAAGCCATGCACCTGAAACTCCAAACATGGCTGTTTCTGTGCCGTTTTGGTATGCGCTAAACATACCTCCACCTGATGCGCTGTTGTTGTCAATGATAATTTTAGGATATGCCAAAACACCTTTAACGTGTAATGGCTGTGTTGGACTTGTCAAACCAATTCCTAAATATCCTGATGCGCTTAATCTCATACGTTCAATGCTGTTTGCATAAAACGTTGTGAAATCATTAGCAACCGTTGTGCCAATTGTAAATTCCCCTGTTGTATTGTTTCTAAATAGGATTCTGTTGGCTCCAATATAGTAACCAAATGTATTTGCAATTGCTAAATTACCAACTACTGATAATTTATTGCCTGTTGCAAATGCTGCATCATCACCAATTACAACCTGTGTTCCATCTGTCCAAGCTGGTGAATCAATGTAAAAATCTGTGTCATCGTAAAATGGCAAATAACCCTGTGTGCCAACCTCTAACGCATCGACCGTATTGTCAACATTAATACGAATGCCCCTTGGCTTTGTCGTTACAGGTGTAGTGTCCTCAGCATTTAAAATACCAAGCAATGATTTACCTACGTCTGTGGCATTAATTGCGGAATAAATATTTTTATTAATCCAAAGCAAATTAGCTTCATCATAAAATAAAACATCCTCATCTAATGGGTCAGTAATTAGCACATTGTGCAATTCATCCAACTCATAGCCATTATCAACCTTGACATAAATTTGGCCTTGTGTTTTGTGCGCACGAACAACGTAACCTAAACGAACACCGTGTTCAGGTGCTTCGGGTTTTATATTAGTAATGGCCCCAGCTGTTGTTGAACTTAAGTACAACATTTCACCATCTGCCCACGTTTCCGTTTGCAAGTCACCTGTCGTATCAATATTCCGAACTAATCCAACAGCTGTAACAAATCCCTCTTGATTATTATTAATTGTTTCTGTAACCAAACCAATCGTATCGGCAGAATTTGCATCATTATCCGCTTTGGCTAAATCAACTTTTAATCGATTACCTTGCGCACCTGATATACGCACAGCTTGATAATTTGCTTCTAATAAATTGGCCCCTGTTTTGTTTACCACTCTAACCAATTCCTCTTGACCTACCTGCAATGTAACATTTGCTCCGCCCATTTTTAGGTCGGCTGTTCCATCCGCAGCATTCCAAGACATTGTACCTGCCGTTGTTGGAATAGATGTTGGTGCTAAATTAAATTGAATGTAATCAGAAATAAGGCCGTATGTTCCTAAGTTTAAATTTTGTGTTGCACCTGTATATGGCACATAGCCACCACCTCCGCCTCCACCATTTTCGATGTTCCACCAAATTTTGTTAAATGCACTTAGTACTGTATCAGCAGCTGTGACCGTTCCCTCTGTCGAAACAAATCCTGTTAACTGTGTTGATAAAACTCGTGGATTTGTAAAATATAAATTGCTTCCCTCCGGAATTACTGATGTTGTTGAGCCAATAGGTAAATAACCTGTTCCATCAAGTGAACCATCACCTTTTAAGAATTGACCTGAATTTCCACCTGTAACAATAAATTTAGATGCACGCAAGAAACCATTTGTGTCAATAAACACTCCTGTCGAACCACCTAAACCATCCGAAATTTGCTTTTCTGAACCGGTTATTACGTCATTATCAATTAATTTTAATAACGCTTTATATGTTTCCGCAACTAATTTTCCGGTTAATGTAGCCATAATAGGATGCTTTTAATTTTATGCAATTTATAAAGAAATACGGCTCAATCTGATGTATAAAAACAAAGCTATGACAATGACTAAAACTAAGTACGGTGTAATGTCTTTTTTAGTTGTTTCTTTTTCTTTGTAAACTGTTCTTGTTACGTATCTGATTTGATAATCCTTAGAATCAGAAAGAACAAATGGATAATACTTAATTGTTGCCTTTAGCTTGCCTTTTTTACCTTCGATGATAACATCACCTTGACGAGCAGAAATACGCTTGTAAAACGAGGACAATAGGCCACTGGTGTCGCAAGGATTATCAACCGTAAAGGTATCTGTAACGGCTTGAATTTTTTCAACGATTAATTCTTTGTAAATGGTATCTCGCTGAATATACTCTGAATTAGTTGTGATTTTTTTGCTTGTAGTGCAAGCAGTTGCAATTAGGAACAATCCTAATAAGTAAATTGAATTTTTCATTGGTTAGTTATATTTGTACGTATCCTTTTGAATCAAGAAATCCCCTGTTTCTTAACTCTTTTAATTTTGCAATTGAATATCCAAATGACTTTTGGAAATGTGGAGCATCAACAAACTTCCACTCACCACCCCAATCCCAACCGTATTTTTTAAATATTGCAACACATTCCATCCAATCTGATTTGCCATCTCCATCAAAATCTGATTTAGTGTCCCATAGTGCAACTTTTGCATCTTTAATTAAAACAATATCAATAGCTAATCCGTAGTTGTGATATGAATCACCGCCTTTTGCGTTAGTGACTTTTGCTCCCGGCTTGCTACGTCCTTGTGCATATAAATCATCTTGCTCTTTAAATGTTCTTAGTGTATGAGAGAAACGACAAATCGCACGGCCGGTTAATGCCAATGCGATTTCTGAATAAATTTTATCTGCTTCCTGTCTTACCTTTGGATGAAGCAACTGAATCCGGTCTAATGTTTTACCGTCCTTCATGTGTTTTAGATGTCTTTGTAGACTTTAATTTGCTATTTTCTTGGCGCAAATGTATCACTTCTTCTGTAAGCTCGTCAACCTTTTTGCTTAACTCGTTTACTTTTGCCTCTAAACGGTCATTCATCGCCGTGACCATATCAATTACTTTTTGGCTTGCTTCTAATTGAATCGTACTTATATCAGCCGTTTCTTTCTTTTTGCCTAAAATCCAAGTCGTAATTGACCCTACAATTCCACCTCCGGCACCATATATTGCATCATTAATCTCCATTGTTCAACTGTTGTATCTTGTTTGACACCTCTAAAATAGCACGAAAATAAGTGTAGTCAGCATCCTCATCGGTTAAATATTGCACACCTTCGTTAATACACGTAAAAACATTAAATCCATCTTCTGAAAGGTCAAAATAACCAGCTGACCTTGTGCGAATTAAATTTAAAATTTGGCTTATGGCAAGATTTGCTTGCAGTTCGCCACCTGAATCTCCTTGAAATCTTGTTACAATCTCAATTCTTGTTCTTGTCTCCTCAATAAAAGAATCTGCGTTAAAGTCAGTTTCATTTGAAGTCAAAGAATAAACGTAGATATACGGAAATGAACTTGAAGATGGTACACGGTTAAAAACAGGAACGGCAACGCTATTCAATAGAACAGTTCCGGTCAATCGTGTTATAATCGCTTGGCGAATAAAATGAATTGCTGTTAGCATTACCTGATTATGTTTTTAATTTTATTTTCAACTCGTTTCTGTAATGCACTAAATTCCTTTGATGCAGATGTAAAGAAATAAGGGCGAGCCGTTAAATTTACTTTTCTAATACCTTTGCCTTTAAACTGTTCAGCATATACTTTTGGTATGCCTAACGGACGTAAATTTGATAGGTCAACAAATCGTCCTGTTCCAAATTCAACATAGGCTGCATAAGGTGTATCGGCTACAACTTCTATGCTGTTTGCTCCTTTTCTTTGCGCTCTAATTTGCTGAACCAATTTACCTGTATCCTTTGGGACTGCCCTTTGCATTTTAGCTACCATAGCCAAAGCAGAAATACCAAGTTCGTTTGATAGTTCCTGCTTGCTAATTTGAGCCAATTGCTTTAATGTTCTTTTAACATCAGCCAATGCCTTTGGGTCAATCTTGATTTCAGTTTTCATTGCCTATCTTGGTAAGTGTTGCTTTTACCCAAAAGTTTTCAAAGGTCTGAAACAAACTATTTAATCTGTATTCAGCAGAAGCACCTTCGACTTGCAATATGTCCTCAGTTTGAATTAAATCTGACGTTGGCTTGCGCATAACTAAATCAATTTTTACCTCGTGCAACCGAATGCCATTTTTAGCATCTATTTCTCCTGATGTTTCTCTTACACTACACCAGTAAGTACCTACTGTTGATTTTGTAGACGTCCAACCGCCATAACCATCAGCTGTTTTTGTTAATCGCTTAACAATCACACGTTGTTTTAAAATTGAAGCGTCGTTGTTCATTATACAAACATGTATTTATAGCCATCTAAAATTCTACGGAAATTGCTAGGCAACTCGTTTACTGTAATCCCTTGAACGTAGTCGGTACGATTGTCGTATAACGTAGAAACCATTTGAAGCAATACTTGCTTTAATAGTCCATCGTTCATTCCTTCTGTATCGTAATCAACCTTAATGTTAATTGCAGGGCCACCATCTAAAACGATAGTCAAGTCACCTAATCCTAATGTCGTATATGTTGCAGATGTACCTTTAACGGTAACTGAATTAACAGCATCAACAGGACCAAATAATAAATCTATTTCACCATCACATTTAGGAATGTAATAAACACGGTTTTTAGCTACGATGTCTCGACTGATATAGTTTTCTGCCTGAATACGTGCAGATTTAATCATTGAAGCTAACAACGTATCGTCTGCGGTCGTATCAATACGGATGTAATTCTTAGCATCTGCAACACTGATAATCTCAGTAGCTGATTCAGATATAACTTTAATTTGGTGCATCGTTATTTTCTTTTACGATAAACTTTCTTTTCTTCTTTTGTCTCGATTACTTCCGGCTCAACTTCTTCCGGTGCACTTTCGATTTCTTCTAATTCCTCAATGATTTTCTCATCAATTTTGTATGCAAAACCTTTATCCAAATACCACTTTTCAACTTCGGGTTTTACTTCAACAATATTGCCAGCTTTATGATAGACCTTGCCATCAAATACTGTTCTACTCATTAATAATTTTGCCATTTGGTTATTATTTTTTTTCAAAGATAAAAAGAAAAGCCACCCAAATAAATGGATGGCTCTCTTATTATTCAAACAACTAAAATTATGGAGTTTCTAATGCAGCCATATCAGTTGCGAAATCACCTGTTACGAATGCAAGTGGTGCATAAGTAGATAAAGCGATACGCTCAACTAAACGAACTGTAACGAAACCGTCACGTACGTTTGTTCCATCCTCACGGAAGAACTCAAGGCTGATGTTCTCACGAACCCACATTTGTGTTCCGATTGCGAAGTTACCAACCAAGTAATCACCTGCAGGGATAGCTGTGTTTGTAATTACAGGAATTCCTAAGAATTGTGGCTGTAATCCCATATACACTTGGTCCTTCAAGTATTCGTTAGTTGTAGATTTCAACAATAGAATCTTGTGGAAGTCAGTTGGATTCAACATGATGTAATCAGGTGTGTAATTAACCAAAGCTAATTGGTTGATTGCTACCGTTAATACGTCAAATTGGTTTGCTGCGTTAACAGCATCAGTAAATCCACCTGCAGCAAAAGCAGTTGCAGAAGTGATGATACCTGACAAGTTTGGAGCAGTTCCGTTACCTGACAACAATTGAGTATCTTCAACAGTTAATAATTTCTCAGGAGCACGAGCTGCCAAGTAAGAAGTCAACTGAGGAGTGTCAGCTAACATTTCCTCTGAAATACGGAAATATGTACCGATTTTCTCAACGTTTACAGAAGTAGCAGTCAAATCAAAATCTGATTCGTTCAATGTAGAACCTTCTGCCTTTGTAGATGCACCGTTGTCATATCCTGTCTCTTTTACGTAACGGATAACGTCAGAAGTTGTAGAACCTACTGACAATAATTGACGAACGTGTACTGGACGAGTTGGGTCATACTTGATACCCGGAACACGCTGTGCAGGAATAACCTCACCTGTAAAGCTGTTTGCAGTTGTCATATCGCTAGCTTTAACGATAAACTTAGCAGAACGAGATTCTCCTTTTGCCATTGCCTCTAATGCACCACCTTTGATTCCTTCTACCAAAGCAGATTTGAAATCACGAGCAGAAGCACCTGATGCAGTTTTCTTAGCTGCAACCTCAGCTGCATCTAAACGAGAGTGAATTTGACCAAACTTTTCTTCTAAGTTTTTTATTTCACCTTTCAATACTTCGTCAGCTTTGTTATATGCGTTATCCGCAGCTTGACCTTTTGCTAATTCGATTTTCGAATCAATCGCAGACGTTAAATCGTCTAATTGTTTTTTAATATCCTCTGACATTGTTTTAAATTTAAATTTTTGATTTTAAATATTTGAAAATTTCTGAAATGTCCTCTTGCTTAACTTCCGGCTCTGTGGTGGTGTTATCCTCCGGCAAAGTGGTTAATTGAATAAACAATGATTTCATTTTCATCAATTCAGCTTCAATAGCGTATCCAAGTTCATCAGATACGTTTTCTTTTTTAATTACTCGATTCAAGGCATCAAAACGTGCGCTGAATAAATCTTGGTCAATCTCACCTTTTGCATTAGTAATTAATGCCATAGGATTTGCAGCCAATGTTACACAGCTAATCTCGTAAAGTTTTACTTCTTTTAATAAACGTACACCATCGTTTGAATATTCCTTTTGAATAGGAACAATACCAACCGAGTTTTCATTTAATACACCTGACTTCATTAATAGCAAAACGTCTTTGCCTAACGTAGTCAATGGTACCTTAGCTTTGAATTTTAAACCGATTTCATCTTCAATCAACATATCCATCTTGCCCAAAGGTTGGTCAATACGGTGTTGGTTTACATAACGAACTCTTGCCCCGTTTTCAGCCAATGTTTTAGTATATGCTCCTTTGACAATTATATCGCCATCAGAATCAATGTTTCCAAAAATTGAACCGTAACCTTCAACGATACCTTCTACATCGTCTACTAAATTTGGGTCAATACCTGCTCCTTTAAATATCATACTAATTTCTTTTGTTCAAAATTATGGATTTAATCGGTAGAAAAAACAAATAAAAAAAATCTTTACAAGTTTTGAATCTCCGATACAGCTACACCAAATCCGATGTCGCTAATTAAGCCACCTATTGTGTTTGCATTTGCCTTTGGGATAAATGTAGTGTAACAACGACAATTTATTCTATTGCCTGCGCTTGCGCTTGGGTCTGATGGTAATGTAAGCATTTCACCTCCGACACTAAACTTCTTTGAAACAGGTACTATTTGACCTTCTGCTGCTGCGTGTGCTGAACGAACTCTTTCGTCTCTTGCCGTTCCCCACTTCTTCATTAAATCACGTCCTGCAAAGATACTTGTAGCTGATTGTAGGTTGCCGTAATTAGCTGCATACGTTGCCTCTGTTCTTACTAATCGTTTGGCTTGATAGGTAGAATACCGACTAAAATCTTTCTTTAAAGCACGAGCAACTACTGCCTCGTTTTGAACCTGCATCATAGGGTCAGCCATTATTTTCCTTGTAACTGCAATAAGTGTTTTTTTAGCTGTTCCGCTTACACCTGAAACTCTTTGCGCTGCAACGGTTTGTCCAACAAAAGCAAATGCTTGACTCCAAATCTCGCTTATGTTACTGATATCAAATCCCTTAGGTGTAAACTTTTCAAATGACTTAGCATACCAGCTTGCAAACTCCATTCCCATTTCGGTGTACAATTCAACGTAAAGACGTTGTAAATCATCAAACTTGAAGAACCCATTAATGTCGTTTGAATCTAATTTACCACCTTGGCGAATAAACATAGCTGTTGCATCAGCATATTCTTTGGCATAATACTTCTGCCACTTCTTAGCTTGCTTTGCTTCTGCTTTTAATAAACGTTTGTCGAACTGTTCCGCAAATGTCTCCTCGTATGATTTTACCTGTACTTCCTGCTCCCAAAGAGATTGGCACACAGCCATACGTTGCTCAATGGTGTCAAAATCCCCTTGTACGTTAGGGTCAATCACACACCTTGCAACAAACTCGTTCCTTGATTCTGCCGGTTTCGGTACAGGTAATGGCATTATTGTTCAGTTTTTGGTTTGAACGTAGAAAAATCAATGTCAAATGATTTAGGCATTTCAATTGAATCAATCGTAATTGATGATGGCTGTAAGTTAGCAGGGATGTAATAATCATCCATTGTAGCATTATCCATATCACGTCCGTAATTCATTGCCTCACGTTTCTCGTTAGGTGTCAACCACCAAGCGGAAGCCATTTGAGATACTAACTTGTCAACGTCCTCTTGCAACTCACCGATTACTGTAAAGTCAAAATCAAGATAGAGATTGTCACCGAACTGAGGAACCAACCAACGATTTAATTCGTCACGAATTTTAATCAATTCAGGAATAACAGCATTTTGATACATTGCCTTCTTTGCTTCTTTCATATTATTGTATGAAGAAGAATCAGTATTGTTAAGCAATTGAACAGGAATATTGTAAATGTTACAAATGTCTTTTACCGAAGCATTGTATTGCTCAATTAAAGCAACGTCCGCTGCCGATAATCCAAAATTTACCCATTGCAAATCTTGGTTTGTAATAATTACATCACCTGAATTATTAGTGCCTTGGTATTGCTTTTTGAATTGGTCCTTTAATTGCTTTGACTGAATTGCGTTTTGGTATCCTGATTTATCTACAAGCATACCACGAGCCGTTTGATTTTGTAGGTATTTAACACCTGAAATCGTAGCATCGTTATTCATTGTCAAAACTCTAAACCCTGCACGAAGTGGTGACTGACCGTAAAGGTTTGAACCTGCTGAATCATATTCAGGATTAAAATCCTTGATATGGCACACTTGCTCCGGTGGAATTGTTTGACCTGCATTGTATTGTAATTTGTAACCTGCTATTGGCTCTTGATAGCCGTTTGCTACGATTTCAATTAAATGAGATGGTAAAACATACATCTCAGTTACTTTGCCTGCGTTAGGGCCGTTGTCTGGGCCAAGTCCCCATATGTATCTGTTTCCTGTTAGCTTTCCAAAAGCAATTAGGTTAGTAATAAACGATGCATAAGATTGGTCCTCGTTTGGTCTGTTTAATAATTGCTCCAACGCTGGTACGTCAACAACCTCGTATGCTTGCTTACGAATAATGTTAGATTTAAGGATTGTATTGCCATCCATAAAACTTGATGTCATCGCTTTGTATTTCTTTGCCTCTGATACGTTTTTTACCTCGTAAATTTGGAAAGGCACTACCGATGCAGCTTTGGCAATTAAGTTTACAATTGAGTAAACAGTTGCGTTTTGCTGATAGCCATCGTGAATGTAAGTTGCATCATTCTCCGGATTCCAGACGATTGATGAACCAAGCCACTGATAAAGAAATTGATTGTAAGTCGGATTTGTTTGACTTAATGCTTTGACGACACCCTGCCGTACTGAATCTATGAATGAAGCCATTATTTAGATTAATTTTTTTGTCAAAAATAGCGATTTAAACTACATAAAATGCAGGCTTAATTAAATTACGTTCAATGGCATAGGATGTGATGTCAATATGCTCATCGTGTTTAGCATTTGGGAATGTGCTTACCTGCTGTAAAAACGCTTCATTCCAATTATCTTTTACCAAATACACCCTACCACCTTCTATAAATGGGGACGATGCTCTTGCTCTTTCAATTTTTGAATACTTAACAAAATTTGTATTTAGTTCACTAATGTTCAGCCTTGTCTCCCGATGTAGCAATTGTGCCAACGATTTTCCTGATGCTTTTGGCTCAATTAAAATTTGCGTTACATCTACACCTACACCTGCAATAAAACTACTAATAAAATTCTTTAATTCAGGCATTTCAAGGTATTTGTCAATTGACTTTAAAATATACAGGTTGCCATCTACACTACCTGAAATTTGAATACCTGTTGGGTCGTTCTTTGTGTTTTCGGTGTAAGCACCATCTATGTACATTTCCCAATTTATATCAGCAGGCAAATGTGCCGGCTCAATAATATTAAACCAATCCTTGCGCCACTCTCCACCTTCTTGTGGTGCAGGCTCTTGCATATACTGACCTGAAAATGTGTAACGGCTTGCCTGACGTATTGCTTCAAGTTCCTCAAATGAATGTTTGCTTGGCCATAGTGGCTCGTTATCTTCATTGAGTGCTGATAGCTTTAAATGCGTCCATTCTTCTCCGCTTCCGCCATCCAACAAGAATCCAGTAATATCATCTTCGTGCAATCTTTGCATGATAATTATGATTGGCACATCTCGGTCGTTAACACGAGAACGGATAGTTGTATTGTACCGGTTATTAATAAAATTACGTTTAATGTCTGAGCCTGAATCGTCTGGTTTTAACGGGTCATCTATAATTATTGCACCACCTGTTCCTGCTCCAAAACCTGTAATTGCACCACCTGATGATGTAGCATAAACTCCGCCACCTTGTTCTGTGTACCACTTTTTCTGACCTTGTGTGTCTTTTTTTAATGGCAACTTCCAAATCTCTTGGAATGATTCACTTTGTACATAGTCCCTAGTTAGTGACGAGTTGTCTAATGCTAATGCATCAGAATAAGAAAGATGAATAAATTTTGATGATGGATTTTTAGCTAATGACCAAGCTATGTACATTTTTACAGCAATCTCTGTCTTACCGTATCTTGGTGGAATGTTAATTATTAAACGCTTGATTTCGCCACGATTAACAGCTTCAAGTGTTTCGGCTAATGTAATATGAAACGGCGCAACCTCAAATTTATTACCGGTATTTTCCTTGAACATATACCGAGTAAAAAATAGCAAAGATTCCTCGCATTTCTTTTTAATGATTTCACTAATTCCATTAGTATTCATTTTCCAATATTTGCTCAATTTTATTCTTTGCCTCGTCTGAAAGTTTTGACGACAAATCTAAATTACCACCGTGCTGTATTTCAGTACGTTCAACATAGCCACGATGCTTTGCTTTTGTTTTTAGGTAGAATATAGTGGCTGTTGTATTTTCGTTTGATATTTGCTTGTACAATTTGCTTTCTACAAAGTCAATAGCCATCTCGGTAATATCGTGTACAGCTTCCCTGTATTCAGGGTCATTGTTCATCCATTGGTAATGCGTAACCCGAGTAATGCCAACCGAAGCGCAGGCAGAAGTAACCACACCAAGCGATTTCTCTAATGCTTCCAGCATTGCTCTTTTTCTAATTCCTGTTGATTCTGACTTTGCCATAATTACTTTCTTTTAAATACTTTCCAATCTACTAAATGATGATGGCGATTAAATCTAATGACTGTTTTAGCATATTGTGGCCAAACAGCTTCGAGCATCTTTGCTTTTAATAGATTTTTTTCCGGTGCATTCCCTTTGTAAAGTTCAGTCTGATTGCCACCTTTCATTTTAGCTGCCGTACTTACTTTATCGGCCATATAATAAATACAGCTTGCTGTACTGCCTCCGTTATGTAAAACTTGCAAACACAAATCTACATCTTCATTGTATTTAAGTCGCCACCTGAAAGGTATATCATTTTTAATTAGCATTGCCGAGTAAACGTGGCAATTAATTTTAAATGCTTTTTTAGGTGGTTTAACAACAAAATTAGGCTCTTCAAACCCACCTATTGTTATTTTATTTTTTATAACAAATTGCTCAACATAAATTAGTGCATCACCTATCGTGTCAATTCTTCTACGCTTTCCGTTAATCCACTTAGAAAAATATTGAATATTATCATCGAACAACCAATGATATTTGCATCCAAGACTTTTACTATGCTCCCAACAGAAATTCCTTGCCGGATAGCTACCTAATCCCAAATTTTTAAATGGCAATTTTAATATTCTCTTTTCGCCAAGTTTCTTAACATATAGGTCATATTCTTGTGGCTCAACAGCTACATAATAATCCAATCCTGCCTTCTCAAAAATGTCAGCAGATAAAGTTTTTTCATACCTGCCTTTTGAGATTATATAGATTGGGTAGATAGGTCGATTTGCCATGCGTTATTCATTTTTTTAAGTGGTAACTCGGGATGTTGATTCAACCAGCTTTCAGCTTCTTCCGGCCCATCAAAAATAAATACAACACGTTGCAATCCTGCTGATAAACCAATTGGGTCAAACTCTTGCTGTAAATCAATGTCACTTTCGTTCATTTCGTTTACGTCAAGTCCCTTATTCCATAGGTCCAATCCCCACTCGGTTAAATCTTCAATTTCCCACTCGTTTGCAAGCATATCCCAATCCCACTCCCCAAATCCTACATTGTCTTTAATAATAAATTGCTTCTGCTCATCATCAGTTAAATCAGATGCTTTGATGACCGGCACTTCTTTTAATCCTGCTTCTTTGCATGCTTTTAATCGCATATTGCCACCAAGCACAACCATATCATCGTTAACAACTATTGGACGCAATTCAAGCATCTTTGGAAACTCCTTAATTGAATTTACAAGTTTTTTAAATTTATCATCCTTGATAATCCTTGGGTTGTTAGGATTAGATTTAATTTCACCGATTTTAATTAATTCAGCATTCATTGGTTATTTCTTTGTTTTAAAATTTTAATTGTCATATAAATGATAAAAGCTATTTCAACCATACCGATTAAAATAGCTTCAAAAATCAATCTTTCTTCAGATTTCATACACTAAAAATTCTTAGTTCAAATATTACCCATCGAAACGATACATACCACGAATACGTGTTTACCTTAATGGTAACAGCAGGCAAAACTTCAACTTTATTTCTTAGCAATCCGATTCCAATCATTATCCTTGAAAATTAATTAGTTCACGTTTAAGATACCAAATTGCTTTTTCTAAATCTTGTTTTTTGTTTCCCTTCTTATTGCAACGTAAGATATATTTTACAGCATTGCCAAGGTTAAAATTTAGTTCAAATGATTCGATAACTTCTATTGATTCAATACCGCCTTTTGATTTGTAATGCGGTGGCTGATTTACAAAATCGATTTTTTCGTGTGGCTCAACGTAATTCATTTTGGTAGGTTTTATATTTCAAAGGTAAATAAAAATTTATTCCTTTTTACACATCGGTGTTAATACCGTATGAATGCAATAACATTTCTAATTGTGTATTGAATCCTTGTGCTTTAATTTCATCTAAGTTTCCCATTTGCAAACCAACTAAGAAAAACCGTAGCATAATTGTTCCTGCATCCATATATTGTTTTTGTACATTATCTGAATGACTATTGTCTCTTGTAAATACCAGCTTTTCTTTTTTGATTAATTCGTTCTGAATATCTTTTAATTTATATCTAAGAAAATTGTCCCTAAACTTTGATTTGTACAGGTCAAGTTCAATATGGTCTATTAAGGCAGAAATCAAGCCTAAATAAATCATTATGTTTTCTTCTTCATTTAGCTGTTTCATTTAGTTTTTGTTTTAGGTTACGTATTCTGCTGTAAACTGCACGTTGCTCTCTTTCCGAGCCGTATTTTAATCTTTGTATGCTTGTTTGTAAAAACAATATCGGATTGTCTATTTTTTCCCAAGCATTAATTTTAATTGGCTCAATTAATTGATTCCTTTCAATTTGTTCTGTTGCCCATTGAATTGCTTGCTCTCTATAAGTCATAATGCACTATTTCATATAAAACATCTTGCCAAAATTCCATTAACTCAATTTTGTTTTCAACATTGATAGATTCTAATTTGCTAAAAACAACATTTACTTGTTCAATTGCTTCAATTTTAGCGTTTGTATTTTTTACCGCATAATCCAACTCTTGTATATATTCGCAATCTTTTAGGATTTCAATTGCTGTTTCTCTTGGTGTCATATGTTAAATTGTAAAGCAAGGCTGAGCCAAGCAATTGTTAATGTTCCTTTTTTATATTCGCCACCTCGATTTTTATAAAAAGTAATGGCAGGCACAAATTCAAATACATTTTTTTGATTTATTATCTTCATATTTTTGTGATTTGAGCATTTAGCATACCATCCTTGTACCCATCTGAATACGTTCTAATTTCAGCACGTTCAGCACGATATGTTTTAAGTAATTCAATTAACTCGTCAAGTGACTTAACAATTTTATATTCGTATCCGTGACTTTTTACAGTAGCTTCAAACTTCTTTTGGCTTGGCTGTTGTCCATTTCTTCCAAATTTGACCTCAATAAATAATCCGTGATACTTTGCATTAGACAATGGTATGAACAGGTCAGCAACACCGGCTTTGACACCTTCTTGCTTTAATTTAGCTGCCACTTTAATGTTTCGCATACCACCGTTAGGGATTGCAAAAAAATCATATCCGTTAAAATCTAAATATTTGCAAATAGCTACTTGCAACCGGTGTTCTTCTTGCTTCATAACTTTTCTATTTCTTGTTTAATTTCTTTATAATAGCTAATAAACCCATCAATATTTGATTCTCCTTGAATATATAAATCATCATCATCAAGGCAATTAATTATCTCATCCACTGCAATTATTGCACATTCTTTAACATCATATGGCAATAGTTCATCAACTGATGCACACATTTTATTAAATATTTCAGCTGCTTTTTCTTTAGGTGTCATTTTTAATATGTAAGTTTTAGTAAATACTCACCCAATAATATTGCTTGCCAGCTTAAATAAGAAAGCAAAATAATCGAATACAATTCTTCAAAATCAAACTTTTTTTGAATGTAATCCAAAATAGAGTAAATAATAAATATTGCGGCATAGCCAATTATCAGTTCAATCAATATTTTAAGCATTTTCTTTTTGTTTATAGGTTTCGTTGTAATATTGTTCTGCTTGAATTGTAGCTTTCATTTCTATTAAAAATGCTAAACCAATTAAATAAGCATCCATTATCTGCTCTTTTTCCATTTCCTTTGCTTGACGTAATATTTCTTCGTTGTATTCAAAATCTTTAATTGTGTATGGTAACAATGGCAAATTTTCGTAAAGCCATTCTACTGCTGTTTTTTTAGTTTCCATTATTTTGTTGTTTAACTATTTCTATAAAACTTTCTAAATTAATTGGAACATCTTTTCCATCAAAGCCTACATTTTTAAAGTATATAACTTTTACAGTATCCCTATCTTTACTATTCACATTTTGTATAGACCAAGTAGTAGGCTCTGCATTAATTACATCTCCATTTTTAATAAAATAGTTATCATTTCCTATGTATTTATACTTACCCATTGTCTTTTTGTTTAGCTATCTCTATAAGTTTATCAATACAAGCATTCTCTGCTTCTTCGTAAGTGTCCCAATAATAATATAACCAATCATCATATGAGCCTTTCCAAATAACATAGCTATAAACATTTTTATAACTATCATACCCGCCTTCAATTAAACCAATTAGATTATACTTTTCCCTAAACCATCTAAATACTTGTTGTTTAAGTGGTGCAATAAATGACTGATTATTTGGGTAAACAGGCGAATTAATATTCCTGTAATGAAAGTCTTTGTTGCTAGAATACCAAGCTAAATAATCATCTCCATAATGCTCTCCGTACAATAGTTTCTTTAATTCTACGGCTTGCTCAAATGTCACGAACTCATTTTCCATTGCAAATGTGTTTTGATTTAAATGTGTTTGCCTTGCAACCATTGTAAAAATAAGTGCTGTCAAAATCTTCGTGATATGTATCAGAATTATCGTTGCTATATTTTACAAATTGCCTGTAATTTTCTTCAATTTGCTGTTCCTCTTTACTGTAAAGAATGAATAGTGTTAATGCTAAACCAACAATAAAAACAGCCGTTTTATTTTTACGAATCATAACAAACCTGAATTTGCAAATGAAACATAATCAGGATTAGTTAAAATAATATGGTCAACAACATGAATGCTAAATAAATTTAAACCATCTTTTACTTGTTCTGTAATTTTTTTATCTGCCTGTGAAATTGAAGTATTTCCTGATGGATGATTATGAAATAAAATAACAGTAGAAGCAAGTAATTCAATTGCAGGTTTTACAATTAATCGAACATCTACTAAACAATTGCTTATTGAGCCTTCAGCACATTTATAAATACCAATTACATTACTTTGGTTATCTAAATACATAGTATAAAATACTTCTTTTACACCTTCATATTCTTGAAAATATGGTTTTATAACTTTGTAGGCATCGTCAGCAGATGTAACTCTATGTTTAATATTTGATAATGATTTGTATGCAATTATGTATTCTGATACTTGTAATTCAAATTTGGTTGGTTTGTAACGTTTCATAAAATAAAAATTTGAGAGTAAATTAATTTTTTGTGATTCTACCGTTTAAGGGATAATACCGAGTGTAGTATTCTTGACCTTTCTTGATTTTTTTATTGCCTTCTAAAATAATAGTAGATTCAGCTACAAATGTTTGCTTACCGTAATAGCCAATTTCTCTGTCTTGCTGATTGCAAACTTTACAACCGATGAATTTTCCTGCGATAATGTATTCCTCAAAATATCCGATAGTTTCCATTGTTGAATTAGATTAAATTGTTTGACTTAATATATTTAGAAATGAATGAGCCAACTAAATATTCTTGTGGAACATCACGATTAACATAAGGAAAAACATTGTATGCTTGATAAATATTAAAAGAAATTGCGGTAAATCTGTCCTTAATAGGATTGTAATAAAAAAACACATTTACTCCAGATATAATTGCTTCACCTTTAAGCATAATACCGGCTGTTTTTGTTAAATTGATAGATTGCATTTCCATTTTGATATTGTTTTGTTGTTTGATGTACCAAAGTAAATCAAATTGTTTTATATAAAAAAATAAATTAAAATAAATTTTATAAATAATTTCCATTTTCATCAAATCGGGCATTAAAATCAACTAAACTGATAATAAAATCTTTATATGCTTGTGTTTTACAGGCTGCAACAAACTCTGCTTCGTTGTCGAATTTGTCCTTAAATTTAGCAATTAGCTTTGCTCGCTGTTCTTCGGTCATTACCAGTAGTTTAAATTTCTTTGCGTAGTCATACAAATGATTTAAACCTCCTGCCCATTTAAACGTTTCACCTACTGATTTGCTTTTACTTAATTGGTCAGCATACATATTGGCAATGTTAATGGCTTGTAGCTTCAATACTTCTTCGCTTGGCTCTTCAAGTGTTTCTTGCTCCTGTTTAGCGTTAGCAATCTTGCCCATAACAGCACGTTTATTTTCTTCGTACTTCCTGACCCATTGAACAAAGTTTGAACTGTTAAAAAATACCTGATTGTCCTTTGGTCCTAAAAATTCACCGTTTAAACCTTTTTTGTGAGCAATTATAATTTCATCCTTGGTTAGTGTGTTGAAATTTTCAAGGTCATCTAATAAAATAGAAATCGTTGCCTGTTCTTCTTCTGGACTTGGTGAATTAAGCCCCAATTTAATCTTAGCTAACAAATATACCTCCATTGCTATTTTAGTCTTGTCAGATGGCTGTAAAGTAGCTAAACGAGGGGATAGTTGAGCGTTGTAGATTTGCATCTCGCTTGCGCTTAAATTATTTATTGCCGGTTGCGAATGGATTAACGTAAGTGCCATCTTCAATTTGTTTTAAAATGTTGTTGCCTGCCTGACTTATGTTTTCATAAGCCGATTGTATTTTACCTTTTTGTGGTGCTTTAAAATTAGCAACTTGTTGTTTTAATGGAAACAAGCCTGCCCAATTATTTGATATTGATTGCTCTATAATTTCAGCTAATTGTTCGTCTGTGTGTTTTTGCCATTTCTCATAAAGTGATTTTATACCGGTTTCAGTATATGATTGTTTTTTTTCCTTTTTATACTTGAACCATTTTTCAAAAAGCAAATCCCTATTATTTTTTACTACTATTTCTTTATTAGTATCTTTTTTACTAAAATCTTTCTTACTAATATTTGTAGGTTTTCCTGATACAGGATTTTCCTGCACAGGATTTCCTGATACTAGGATTTCCTTAGTAGGATTTTCTACTACAGGATTTATCGATTCGTTTAATTCGTATTCTACAAGCCAAAATCCTGATGCGTTTTGAAAACGTTTCCTGCGTAAATAACCAAATGCTTCAAGCTCTCTTAGTGCTGATGAAACAACCGTAGTACCTTCTAATATTTGCTTTGAAATACGTTCTACACTAAAATCCCAAGTATCCGGTTTAGATTGAATAAATGCGTACAATCCCTTTGCTTTTAATGAAATTTTATCGGAATTGAGCAAATCATTAGGTACTGTTGCATACCTATTTTTAATTGTGATTTTTGCCATGAATAAAAAAACCCCGACTGCGTAGGAGAACAATCGGGGAATGGTTTAAGGAAACCAAGGAAAAAAATGAACCATATAACTCCTACATCATATTGTTCATTTCGATGCCCAAAATTCTAAATTTATTGGCTAATAAAAAAGTTTTTAGACAAATTTCTAAATTTAAATAAACCAGAATGTTCAGGATATCGTTCGGCAAACTTTCTTGCGTAGTATGCTGTATAGTTGTTACCAATTTTGTACGGCTCGTTAGTTGAAACCTTGTGATGCCATCTAATTTCTTCGCAAATTCTTTTTGAGCCAATTTGTCTAAATCCTTGTTTAATTAAATTTAAGGCAATCATTTGGTAAAGTTCCCACAAGTGTGGATTTTCTTGGTCGTACTCTTGAAATGTTTTCATTGCTGTTTTAATTTTGAGATTAAACGATAAAAAAGAATAAAAGGAAAAACAAAAATCCATATAAATGCAACTATGGCATAAACCGTTATTGTTACGAATAGATTTCTCATTTTCTTATGGTCTTAGATGATTTTTTAGCTGTGCTGGGATTGCCCCGTACAGCTTGCGTTTGTCTTTAATTAATTGTTGGCTAATGTGGCTGAATACTTGATTAAATGTATAGCCTAATTCATTTTTGATTTGGTTACGGTTTGCAGTAGGTGTTTTCATTTTTTGTAGTATTTAATTACGTTCATAGTAGGTATCCCAATTAATTTGTTTTCGTCCTCGGGATTTTTAAAAAACAGTGTCCGGTTATTTTCAGTCACCATAACAAGTTCAGCTTTAATATAAGCATCACCACGTCCGAGTTTGTATGCTAACTCGTAAGTTGCTCCAAGCTCGATGTCCTTTGACCTAAATATTGTTCCGTAGGTTGAATAAATTGCGACCGGATTACCGTGTCTTGAAATGTATGTTGAAATAACTTTTCTCATAAAAAATGGGGGACATTACTCCCCCGTTTAAGTTAAAATGGTAAATCGTCACTTTCTGGCTCGTTTAAGCCATTTGGAAATGGTGATGAAGGTGCAGGTGCTTGTGGTGTTGGCACAGCATTGTATCCCTTGCTAATTTCCTTTAATACCTTGAAATTTCCAAGTATTGGCATTTGTACCTTTGCTTCTCGTTCTTCTTTCGTTACCTGCTGAGTATGAAAGCCATAGTTGCCATTCTTGTCAGGGTCATCATTTAAGATGCCTGTAATGTCTAGGTACGTTCCCTTTGCACCTTTGTAATAACGTGATTCATCAAGTTTAGTCACGTCAATTCTGATTGCTATTAATTTTGCCATTTTTTTGATTGGTTTAATTGATTTGTTTTAAAAAGTTTTGAATTATTTGTTGTTTGTAAATTTCTGCCTGACGTAGCTTCATTAAAATCTCGTCTTGGATATCTTGGTCTGCTGTAACTTCTGCCCAGTACAATCTTGCTGATATTGGCAAATTGAACTCTAATATTGCGCCTGTCTTAGTATCCTCAATTTCATTTGCTAAATAACGAGCCAAATATGCAATTCTTGCGCCGGTAGCCATCATTTGTGTTTGCAATTGATAGAAATATGCAGGTGGCACTCCTTGTGTTTTATTTCCTGCACAATTCATCAGCATTTCCTTTTGTTCGTAGAATGATAGCGGTGAGTATGGGCATTTAATATCAACGACTGCCGTAATGCTTAAATCTTCATACAAAACACCATCGGGTGATGCTCCGCTATTACCACCGAAAGGATAAAACGTTTTTGAAGTAAAATCAAAGTTTAAACCGGTTGCCTGCTTAAACATTTCAAATGCTTCTTCTTCGTATTTGTTTCCGTGTTCGGTAGCTGATGTGCCAAAGTCTTTACGATAGCCTGTCAATTCCTCAATTGCTACTTCTTCAATGTAGCTTTTAGCTGTCTCTGATAAATACCCAGCCTCACGGTCTTTTACCGATTTTGGCTGAGTAAATAACTTGTACATTGCTGATGCCGTAAATTTACCTTTACGAGAATCCATCCAAGTGCTATCCATTAGTCAATTTCTAATTTACGAGTTGTGAATAACGACTTGATATTGATATCTGAATCAATTAACTCTTTGTTTGAACTATACAAGGACATTAATTCAGCACCGGTGTTACATTTCTTAACTGCTACTTGCCAAGCCGATAAAACTGATGGCTCGGTTGCTACTTCTTGCTTCGGTTGATATGCTTGAACTTCTTTTCCGTGGGTATTTGTAGCATCTGCATCTTTTGTATCATCTAATGCAAACAGACCGTTAAGCGCATACTTTCTAGCATACGAGCTTGATGCCCCAGTGACCTGTGAACCATCCATACCTTTTTTGCTTTCATCTTCACGAGCATACCCGTCTGCTGAGTACGTTTCCTTGCCATCTGTGAGCGTTGCAGTTGCTTTGATATAGAATCTATCGCCTACGTTAATTATCGTGTCTGAGAGGACAATTGAAAAACCTAACGGATTGATAATTAATTTAACTGATTCAAGGATGTCCTCGGCTGACCTGTACTTGTACTTACCGAATGAATTGAACTGACCTTTTGGTGCTTTGACCTTGGCCTGAATTGTTGCTAATGTGTTTTGTTGTGCCATTATTTTATTGGTTTGATTGTGATAACTCTTGCGAAACTTTAATGATTTCTGCTCTAACGATTGGCTCGTTTAGCTGTGGATTGTATTGGATTCGCTTGATGTTTCCTACTGTCCACTCCCGAGCCGAGAAAGGCAATACACCTCTCTCGTTTAGATTCTTTGCCACTATGGCATAAACTTTTTCCATCTTTATTTTCATATTAATCCTTCTGTTTGCTGTACTCTATATGTTACATCGTCCCAATCTACCCATTCCGGTGCATCTTCATAAACTCGCAATGGATGACTATTTTTAGAAATGACCATTGAATTTATAATATCAAATTCGCATTCTTCCGGCTCGTCATAGTTGCCTGAATCGTAGTAATAAGACCAATCAACTGCTAATTCAATGTATTCTATTTCATCACCTTCTATGTTATGTAATTCAACTGTCGTGCTTCCTTTTGTGTAGATTCTCATGGCTATGCAGTTAAGTTTATTGAAATAACATAAATAGCAACCAACAAGATAAATGTTGGTATTGCAAGCCAAACAAATGTAGGGTCTGCCTGATGTCCTTCTTTTAGTTCTTTTAGGAAATTTTTCATAATAGTGTTGTTTTGTTGTTGTTTAAAAATTGACCGTCTGTTCCGGTCTGTCAACTCTGTACGAATACTGTGAGATTTTTATCTTTAATGTTATCCTCTAACTCCTCCGTCATAACATCTTTTTACTTTGTAGTATGCTGAACCAATTTGATTTTGAATTTTTTTAGCCTCAGCATGTGCTTCTTTTAAATTAGATGCAATAATATAAATTTTACTTGGCTTACCAGATGAATAAATAATGTTGTAAAAATTAGATTGAGCGTTTGAATTTTCCATTTTTTTGTTGTTTTGTTGTTATTGTATTGCAAATATCTACCTTTTATTTGGAATAAAAAAATAAATTAAAATAAATTTTATAAAATAATGTAAAAAAATAAACCGGCAACATAAATCACCGGTCTATTGGCACAACAACAAAACTTTGTACTCTCAATATTTCGTTACAAAGCTATATAATTTTTCCGTCTTTTATGACAATGTTCTTCACTTTACTTTTTCCATTCTCTATTTCAACCAAAGCAAATCCGTGATTATGTTGACTGAATGGCATATACTTCGGTGATAGGGCCGTAAGGCATCCTGTTGAATAGGTATGGATATATTCCTTAAAACCTGTCTTTCGTGTCGTAGATGACGTCCTATGAACGTGTCCGATAAGTGTATTGCACAATACCTTTTGAAATAAGTTTTGACTTGGGTTTACACCTCCACCTCCATACAATTCATGTCCGTGCAGTACCAATAAATTACCCATTTCCATTCCACGCCAACTGTCAATGACTTCAAATTTAAGTCTGTCAAGGTGGAAGAAAACATCGAATTGCAGGTCGTGTAATTGGCTAAACTCCTCAGCTTGTACTTGTAAACTACGTGCATAACGGTCCTCGTGATTTCCTAATTTGTAATAAATAGGTATATCTGAAAAAATCTCTCTTAACTTATGTACAAAATCCCTGCACATATCTACTTCCCTTGCTAAATCTCTTAAATCCTTGTCCTTTTCGTGACGTGAAATTGAATAAAAGTCAAATATGTCTCCGTTTAGATACAGGCAGTCAATACGTTCCTCTCTTAAATACTTAATTGCACAAAGCAAAGCATCCATCGAATGAAAAGGGAAATGAATATCAGATAATACACCAATCTTTTTTAAATGGTCTGGTAATTTAGCTGAAAGATATTCTTGACCTATTGATTTCTGTATTCCAAAATCTGTAACCTCGGAAATATCAAATTCTTTAATTTGAACCTTTTTAGGCACTTTATTATTCATTAAAAATTCAGTGCGAGCTTTCATCGTAATATTATTACGAATCATAGCATCTTTTAATCCCTTTGGTAATGCATAGCCGTAAGTCGTATGAAATTCTTTGTAAAATGATTTTAACGGTAGTTGTGAGGAATAGTAATGATTGCGAATTGCTTCAAATTTTTCTTCTATTTCTTCTCTCATCTGTTCGATTAATTTGCCAAATTTAGGCATTTAACTAATTAAGAGAACATTAACCAAAACAAAATAGGCCAATCCCATAGAAATTGACCTATCTGCAAACCGTAACCTAACCAAATAAATGTACCGACAAAGCCGGTACACTTACCAAAACCCAAACCTTATTCTTGATATGATACTCTATAATTGTTTGCAACGTCAGTGTAATTATTAGGAATATGGCATATTACCGAATATTCATTAGACTTAACGCTGAACTTCATTGAATCAATAATTGCTGAATCTGTTTCAGAAAATGTATTAAAATCAAACCAAATTTTATTCATCATTGACAAGACCATATATTGGCTTGCCGAAGATAAATCACCCTCATAGGTTTTACAGTATTCCCTAAAATCGTTTAATCTTTGCTGCGTAACGATTTCCTCAAGCGTTTTATTTGATGTGTCCTGTGCTCTACGGTAAGTGTCAATATTAGTAAAGTTACCCCAAAAGATGTCAGCCGGTATATTTGCTTGATAAATGTCCTCATGTTCCATCACATCAGAAGCAACAAATGTTCCTGACTGCTCTCTTATAAAATAAACTGATTCGTATTGATTAATTTCATCGTCAACGTAACGCAAAGCTACGTTATCAATTAATGTTTGTACTTGCGAGCCAACAGGTGTACTATATGGGATGCTTAAACCTATTGTTGATAATCCGTATTCAGGCACATCTTCAATTGTGTATTTAAACGACTGGTATTTGTCCTGATTAGTGACTTCCGTTGTATTCCATCTAATCGTTGTCCCTAAATTCCAACCTTTATTTGCATTGTCCCAATACCAAGTGTTTCCGCTTGTATTGCCTACTAATTTTATATACCAATATTCTCTGTTTGTTGTAGCTTGATTTTCTAAACGTATTGAAAATAAAAATTGATATTTTCCGCCTTGAATCATATAAGCACCGGCATCATTTGAATGTAATTTTAAAGTGCGAGTAGCTGAATTGTTAGTAAATTCAATAAATGACAAAGCTGTTAAACCTGCAAAGGGAACACCTATTGTTCCAATAAAACCTAAATCAACAATCCAATTTTCAGTTCCAAATTCAAACGAAGCATTGTTGTTAAGGTCTAATTTCTTTTGACTAATGTCAACAATCTCTTGGTATTTTTTAACCGGTCTACGAACTATTCTTGTTAAGTTATTATTGATTGCCTTAAAATAACTTGGAACAATACGCAAATAATTAGCCGTAGCACCGCCTGTATTCGCTCCTGCTGGATTATAAATCTCGAACTTAATATCTTCTGAGCCACTATTTAAATAGGCTTGTTTTGCAGCTAAAATGCCTGCGCCTGAAAGTGAACCATCCTGAATTCCTGAAATAATTCTTTGGTCCCCATAGCTTGATGCATTACTAATTACCCAACGGCCGTATGACTGAGAAATCTTGCAATTAAAGCCAATTAAAATAGAACGTAAAACATCTTTTGCGTTATGGATAATGTAGCTGTCATGAAACATTGTTTCCTTACGAACCGTAACAGAAGCAAATATGTTAGACCATATTGCAGATGAAGAAGTACGAATATCGCAGCTAATCCATATGTCAAAATCTAAACCAATAAATGCTAAATTGTTATAAACAAATTGCCATAACGTAGGCTGAGAAGCACCAACTGCAGGAATCCAAGTATTGTATCCCTCCAATGTTCCAAGTCCATCGTTAGCGTTTACTGTAATTGAATAAGGGGTAGATGATATTGCCTCTGAATAAATATCGTTTGCTATCCATCCGTTCCAATACAAGGTAAATGTTCCCGGTGCTGATTCGTAGAATACCTTTACTGTATATTCTTTTTCATCAAAAAGATAAAATTCGTCATAGGTAACGGTATCAGTTACCATTAAATTTAAAGTACAGGTAGAACCAATTAATGGCTCATAAAAATCATCGTCTGCTTTCCATTCAATTACAACAGGCTCGTCTGTACCAATCATAGGCAAAACTTCACCGCTGTAATTCTTTTTTAATATTTCAACTCTGCGTTTATGTCCTTGAACATCTGCAAAATCTAAACGATATTTAGTATTGTATGCCATTATCCTATTCGATTACGTTCTTTTTCTGCACGTTGCATAACCAATAAAAGGTCTTGTCCACGTACTTTAAATTCTCCACCTAATACTGTTGATTGATTTCCTTGGTCAAGCATTCCTTGTAATTTATTAAGTGGTGCAATTACTTCCGGATTTGACTTTGCTCCCGGATACTCACCGACTAAACCCATTGTTGGACCACTAACAATACCACCCTGTGCAAAAGCCTGAACACCTGCTAATGCTGCACCTACTGTACCCATAGCACCCGCAATAAGTCCCGGCAAGGCAACTACACCAGCTGGACCCATTGCCGCAGCAGCAGACGAACCGGCAACGATTGCATTTGTCATTGCAGTTTTACGAAGAAATGCTTGCTTTGCTTTATTGATAATTGCTTCTTGTAGCAAACCAATTCCTAATTGAAGCAACATTTTAGCCATTGCTGCAATAATTCCTTCAATACCATCCTTTGCTAATCCTAACGAATCTATTAAACCTGCACCTAAATTACCAAACATTTGACCAAGGCCATCAGCTAACACCTGAGCATTGCCCATATATGTTGAATATGAATCTTGTAATATTTGTAATTGGTCTTGTTGAAGTTTAGTGTTTGCTGAAATTTCTTGATTTATAATCTGAAAAGGTGTTTTAATTTTTTCAGTTAATTTTTCAACATCGTATCCTAACGTTTTTAATGGCTCTTTAAGAGATGGCCAACGTAAATCTAAAAATTCATTTTTTAATTCAATTGTTTCTTTACGTGCGTTAGCAACTTTTTCTGCAAGAGATTGAATATCGCCAGCTAATCCAAATTGTTCTTTTGGTGCTTTATCTTGAGCAGCTGTTCCTTTTGGCTTTAAATCTACACCACCTGCTGATACATCAATTGCTGCATTTTTAGTTGCAGTTTTTAATAGTTCTCTATTTGCTACAATAAATGCCTTTGCTGCTGCAATTTTATCTTCATAAATTTTAGCAGTATTTCGTTCTTGATTAGTTTGTGCTTTAAATGTAGCATCTTGTTGTGCAGCTGATTTTCTTAATTGCTCATAAGCTGTTATCGAAGCATATAACTCTTTATTTTTTGACCTAATTGCATCTGCGCTTGATTTTTCTTCATCTGTTAATTTTGCTAATGCATCATTTGCTCCATTTAATGCTGATTGTTGTTCTAACGCAGCACCGGCAACTAATGAAATAGCACCAACAATTCCTGCTGATTTAATGCTTGTTCCAAGTTTTGTAAATGCTACTCTCAGTAGATTTACACCTGTTATAACTTTTGGAATTACTGTTCCTGCTAAATACAACATTGGTCCAGCTAATGCTGCAATTCCACCGGCAATCATTACAAAAGTTTTTGTAGCTGGAGATAATTCACCAATTTTAGAAAGCATTGAATTAAGCACCTTAATTACTGAAGTAACAGCAGGTAAAACAACTTGGCCAAACTGAACACCAAGTTGTTGCAAAGACTCGGTAAATACACGCATTTGATTTGCTGCACCCCCACCTGTTCTCTCGAAATCACCGTGTGCGTTTGCTGTCTTTGCCATTACATAATTGTAACGCAATAAAACTTTTTCGCTTTCTGATAGGTCTTTTATGTTTCCCTTAATCCCTTGAGACATTGCAAAATGCTTCAAGTTATTTTCAGTCATTACAACACCTAAACGCTTTAATGATTCTGTTTCACCTGTAAAAACACCATTTAAGGCAGTAGTAACTTCCTCAATGTTCATGTTTTTAAATGAAGCTAAATCGCCTGCTAATCCTACTAATCCGGTAGATAATTTTGATGCTTGACCTGTACTTAATCCCATTGAAGTACCCATATCGCCAAATAGTGCAGCCATATCTAATGCTGAGCCTTGAGCAATACCAAATGACTTTAAAGTAGTTTTTGAGAACGCAACAACCTCTTTTGATGATTCTTTAAAGGCAACATTTACCTTGTTCATTGATTCGTCAAAGTCAGACGCAAGTTTTACTGCCGCCGTACCTGCTAACAATAATGGCGCAGTTAACGACAATGATAAACGCTCACCTATTTTTTTTGTTGAATCTCCAAGTTTCTTTAACTTTTTATCAACGCTAGAAAGTTCTTTGTCTAAGTCGGCTGCATCACCGGTTATTAGAAGTTTTAGTATATTCTCTGCCATAGTCCAAAGTTAAGAAAAAAGCCAAGCTATTTTGTAGCCTGACTTTTTGCAATTTTATCCATAAATTCTTTTAACTGTTCAGGTGTACTCTTTGGCTCACCTTTTTTTAGCATAATATCTTGCGGCAACGGGAATAGTTTATCAGGTGTAATAATCTGACTTCGCTTAGTTGCTTTGGTATTAAACACCATATGACTGATGTACCGTGTCATTTCCCATTGTAAGTTTACATTGATTGACCAACTTTCACCCAATAAAGCATTTTCCCTCCATGTGTTTTTCCAAAAACGTTCAGGTGGAATACCTGCCTGACCAATGTAAAAATCAAGCAAACTGTCCCATGTTATTGGGTTTTCTGCTTTGGGTTTTTTGTAGATTTAGTCACGTTTCTACGAACACCTGCATTTAAGTCCATTCCTAAAATTTTAGATGACATCATAGCTTGACTAATCTCGTCAATCATTTCAGGTGTAACTTCTTCCATCCAATTACCTACTGAATAGATAGTGTAGTCAATTTTATTACCTTCTTCTTGGTCATTAGCTAACAAACCGGCATAGATAATTCCACGAATAGTCATTAGACTGATTCCGTTTGAAAATACTTCGCCAAGTTGACTAATTGAGTAACCGGTAGCCTGTTCAAAAGCTGCCCAAAAATTCATTGAAAAATGAAGTGTGCGAGTTTTACCACCAAGCTCAAGTTGATAGTACCCACGTTGTGGATTTGTGTTCATTGTTTTATTAGTTAGATTAAAGTTTAAAACCCGACACCGTTATTATAGATGTCGGGTCATATTTTTAGCAAACAAATTATTAGTTTGTTGACTTAGTGATTGGACCTGTTAAGGTAATTGAACCGCTATAAGTAACAGATGCTTCCATTTCACCTGTTTGCTCTAAAGATGTCAAATAACCTTCTGCGTTTAAAACAGTATCGCCTGTTGCGGCTGTTCCAAATTTACATTCAATCATAGTACGGTTTGCAATCATATCAAACAAGTCAACAACGTTAGTTGCATCTGAATAATCAACCAAGCCGTCAAATGAAATCTCACCTGAACGCAAGCCTGAAATACCTTCTGACCAACCTGCTGAATCCTTTGTAGTTGCATCAGCAATATCGTGGCTGATTGATAATGTGCAAGATGTAGTATGACCAATTACTACGTTCTCAACTTTGATTAATAAATTAGTTCCGTTAAATACTCCTGATGTTGCCATATTGCTATTAAATTATTTCGTTTTCTTTTGACAAATATATGAAAAAGCATTACACATTTTCCCAATTTATATTTATGTTTTCCCAATTTGTAAAAACCAAATTCCAAGGAAGTCTTGGCTCAACATAAACCCTACCATCAATTTGAATTTCAATTGAATATTTATCAACTGTTTCAAATTCTGCAATCTGCTCACAACTTAACACATAACCACCACCCATATAGAATGCAGTCGCATCTTTAAATACCCACTTAGTGTATTTTCTTGTAATTATCTGCGTTACCCAATCGTTATAATTTTGCGTCTGCGAATAATCAACTAATGCTTCAACCTTTATTGTTGCTGTTCTTCTGCCGGCTAAAACTTCTTGCCAACCGTTTGAATCTTTGCTTGTAGCTTCCGCAGTAGACATATTAAACGAAATGGCACAGGACGTTGAATGCCCTAATGCCATATCGTTATCATAAACGACTAAATGATTTCCGCTAATTACAGCCATTAAATATTTACGATTGGCTCGCTTGGCTCCTCAGGCTGCGCCCAAGGTAATGGTAAAACAATTACAGGTGGATTAACTAAATCCTCAATTGACTGTGCTAAACCTGCTTGCATCTGTGGTACATCCAATGATGATTCCAACCAACCGATTACAATTTCCTCAGTCAAATCAGCATAAGGAATGAAATCAGGTCCAGCCACTTCGCTGTAACTTTGCGCACCGTAAATGTCTGTGAAATACGTTTCAAATGATGCTGTGTATCGCCAATGAACGGTAACAACATAATCCTGCATACCTTCGTATGATGGTGCGCAATCAAGCTGGCTAATTACCCAAGCAAATGTGATTTCCTTCGGTGCGACTTTTCTATAATTCGACATCTTCTATTTTATCTGTTTTAATAAATTTAACACCATCAACCCATCCATCTAAGAATGTGTAAATATCTAATCCTTCGGGATTGTTTACCTGAATGACCGTATAATCAAAATCAGATAAATTTAATTCCTTAGATGCTGCATTTAATTTTTTCAATCCATCTTTTGAGAATGAATAATTTCCCTTTTCATTTAGGATTAAATTTCCATCCTTATCAACCGATGCATTATCCAATCTCAAATCCTCAGCCTTCTCATTATAAGCATCCAAATACGGCTTTACTTTCTCCGCAATCTTTACTAATTTCTTTTGTCCTTTAGTTTTTGCATCCTTAACATTGTGATTTAATAATGCCACCAAAGTGAACAATTCTGCATACGTTTTTTTCATTTTTTTATTGATTAAGTTAATACCCAAAGTTAGGCAATATTTGATTTAATTATATCCAATTCTGATTTCAATTCCTGAATGGCTTTAACCAATACAGGAATCAATTTGCTTTTATCCAATGACCATAATTCCTTATCGCTTCCACGATTTACAACTTCGCTGATAATTTTATCCATATCCTGAGCAACAAATCCAATCTCTGTCGTATAATTATTTTCTAATGTCCATGAATTGTTTTCAAATACTGATGAATAATGCTTGTATCTAACAGGCTTCATTTTCATTACATCATTGATACCATAGCTGATTTCTTCAATGTCACGTTTTATACGTTCATCTGAATATGTGTACCACGCATAAGCACGGGCAGCATTCAAATAATCGTTTGGTAAATTCAATGCATAAGGTGTACCAACAGCTGGTGTTTTAATTCCGACTGCGTTGTTTGATATATTTACAACCGTTAACAATCCACTTTGGCCCAACCATATTTGTCTGTCATCATAAATTGATAAACCCTGTCCAGCACCCTGCTCACGTGTAATTACAGATGCTACATTAGGGTCACCATCCGCTGTTCTTAAAACAATACCTGATGATGATGCACCGTAAACACCTAAGTATTTTGATGCTCTCATAAAGATGCCACTTGAAAATCCTGTGGCACCAATAATCATTGAAAAATTACCATCATCATATAATGCTGAATCACCTAATGATGTGCTACCTGTAAACTTTGGAACATAATTTGTTGAACCTGAACCTGAAATATTACCACCGCCTCCGCCTGTGTTGTATTGCACACCGTTTACCTTGAATGTTCCTGTGACGTTTACATCGCCATTAACCTGTAATGCACCTGCTCCTGAAACTCCGCCTGTTGTGTTAATTAACAAATTGCGATTTGTATCAATTCGCATTGCCTCATTTGTACCAACATACCAAGCAAATTTAGAACCTGAGAAACCAAATGGAACCGTTTGTGTAATACCGTTACCATTGTGTGCGACAATACCACTTGCGTTGTCTGTGCCATCAATTGAACCAATAAAATATCCTAAACGTAAACTGCCTGTTAATTGGTAATCAATAACGTAGAATGGCGATGCTGTGCGTAAACCAATGCTTGAACCATTGTCAAATATTTGGCTATTTGTTAGGGCCGTTCCTGCTGACCATTTAGATAAATAGTTTGTTGTACCTGACCCAGATACACCACCACCACCTGTTCCAATAGGTGTGCCATTTACCCTAAATGAACCTGTAACATTTACATCACCTGCAACATCTAATTTATATGATGGACCTAATGTACCTATCCCAACATTACCTCCATTTGGCTGTAATAATATGTTGTATGCTGTTGCTGTACCATCAGACCTCTGTACTTGAAAATATGCATTTCCTGAAAATAATGTACCAATCATTAAACCATAAGAACCACCACCAACACCATTAGTAATATATTGTGCAACGTAATTATTAATAGTACCTAATGATGGTATACTTGGTGTACCTGTTGTGCTATTTGTTAAATGTAATGATGCAGCAGGCGAATATACACCAATTCCAATATTTCCATTTTTACTAATTCTCATTCTGTTACCCCATGAACCAGAATTGTAAGTATAAAAATCTATACCTGCACCAGCTGATTCTGTTGAGCCAGCTATAATACCTGTACCATCAACAGAATCAAATCCAATTTGAATACCATTTTTATCACCCTGAGTATTTGAAAAAACAGATAATCTTTTACCATTTGTACTACCAAATGTAAATGTTGAATTGGCTATAATTGATGATACAAAACCATTAATTGTTCCACCTTGAACAACAAGCAATGAATCAGGTGTTGATGTTCCTATTCCTACATTTCCCGAATTATAATAAATATTTGACCCTAATGTAGTCCATTGACTTGATGCACCTGTTGTTAAAATATTTCCGCTTGTATCAAATCCAAGATACCCAGCAATTGTTCCTGTAAATGCTGTTGCTGATGTATATGCAGGTGCATTTAGCTGATTAGTAGCTAATGCCTTAATCCCATTTATTAATTCACCTAAATCTTGATTTTTTGACATTGTTCTATGCGTTAAATATTTCTTTTAATGGCTCTACTATTACTTTACCATATTCATCTGTCCATTCCGTATCAAACATATGTTTATCTTTTCTTTCTCCTATTACCATCCACGAAATCTCATCTGTTGAATTTGGATTTACACTTTCTATGTAAATAATATTACCAATTACTTTTCCCTTTACTAAATCCCATCCATTTTCATTAGTAGTAAAACATTGAACATCTCTGCAAAGAGCCTCAAAAGTACCTTTTGTCATTGATGAAACATCGTCAATATTTGCCATTCCCTTTCCATTAACAAGATTCAATTTACCTCTATAAATTAAGTCTGCCTGTGGCCCCTCAATAAATGAATGAACTAATTGATGGGTTTTAGGTTTTAAAGGATGGTCTATTCGAAATGAACCTGAGCCTTTTGATAATGAACCTGTAACACTTACTGAACCACCATTAGGCTGTAATATTAAATTATATGCTGTTGCATTCCCATCTGTTCTCTGAACCTGAATCCATGAATTACCACTTGGCAATGAACCCATCAACATTCCATATAAACTATTACTATTTGTTAAATATAATGCTGTTGCATCTCCAATTGCTCCTAATGATGGCAAAACTCCTGAACTTGCAGATGTAGCACTATGTAAATATGTTCTTGGGTTAGTAGTTCCAATTCCTAATGAACCTGACTTTGCAATTCTAACTCTACTGGCCCAAGAGCCATTATATGTATAAAAGTCTAATCCTGCACCAGCTGATTCAGTAGATGCTGCAATTATACCTGTCCCATCAGTAGAATCATAACCAATTTGCAGCCCATTTTTATCTCCTTGTGTACTTGATAAAACAACTAATCTTTTGCCATTTGTACTTCCAAATGTAAATGTAGAATTAGCCATTATAGCAGCAGTAAATGCATTTATAGTACCACCTTGTACATCTAAATAAACACCAGGATTTGATGTATTTATACCAACAAAACCAGATGATGTAATTCGCATACGTTCATTATATCCAGCAGTACCAGTATAAAATACTAAATTTCCACTATAAGCATTTAATGCTACTTTATTACCACTTGCATCCCATTGAAACGAATTACCATCCGTTGCAATATTAATATTTCCTAACACTGAAAGTTTTTCACTTGGTGTTGTTGTTCCAATACCAATATTACCTGATGAATTTATGAAAAATCTTTGTGCGCCTGCTGTATAATCATAAATTGCAAATTCACCTGCTCCTGAAACAAAGTTTGAACCTATTCCATAAGTTTTGCCATTTGTCGATGTAGATGTTAATCTAATTACGGTACCATTAGATGATGCAGAATTTAAATGTAAAATACTACTTGGAGATGTTGTACCAATTCCAACATTTCCTCCTGTTGTAATAACAAATGGTGATGTAGCTGCTGTATTATTATAAATACCAAAATGATTATCCGTTCTAACATTTAAAAACCAATCTTGAGTATTTGTTTGCATTGAAATCTGTGATGCATTTGTTCCTGTACTATTATTTTTAATAGTTAATCCAACAAAACCTCCACTAACATTTCCTGCAATTCTTGTAGTTCCAACAATATCTAATTTAAATGTTGGTGATGCAGTTCCAATTCCAACATTAGTACCATCATCAAATATTATTGAATTTGTAATGGCTGATGTGCCTGACCACTTAGCCAAATAATTGGCTGTACCTGCACCCGTAATTCCTGATGTTGCGCTTGCTGTGTAAAGTACAGCTGTAACCACATCATCAACTTTAACACCTGTTGTAAATACAACCGTTGTGCCATTTGTAGCTGTGAAATCTGATTCAGGAATACGAACACCATTCAAGAAAATATCAATTAATCCTGCCGTGTAACCACCTGTAATTGTGAATGTAGTTTGTCCTGCCGTTGCAATGTATTGCGTAACATTACGCATACCGCTGCTTGGTGTAATGGTCCAACTTCTATCCGCAGAAAGGTCATAACCTTGGCCGTTAATTGTCAACGTTCTCGCCTGTGTTACAGGTGTAAATCCTAATGCTGTCGTTACATCTGTATTTGATAATGTTACGGCACCATCACGTGTGTTAAACGATGTGACACCGCCTGTTGTAAATGTTATATTGGTAGATAAATCTTTTGTTGTACCGTTAATTGTAATGGTACGTGCATTAGTCACAGGTGTGAATCCTAATGCGTTTGTTACGTCTGTACTTGATAATGTAATTGCCCCTGTTCTTGTATTAAATGAACTGACACCAGCTACAATTGTACCCCATGATAATGTCGAACCATCTGTGGTTAAATATTTTCCTGCGTTTCCTGTTTGTGTTGGGAATGCAGCCACCCACGTATATGCATCATCCCAATTAGATTGCTTAATCGTTGTTGGCAATGCATAACCTGATGCAAATGTAATCGCTAATGTTCCCGATGTTGTGATCGGTGATCCTGAAATTGCAAAACCTGTTGGAACCGTTGCGCTTACTGATGTAACTGATCCTGTGCCGTATGCTGTCGAATCGACACTACCATCTGCTTTTAAAAATTGTGCAGATGTACCGCCTGATTTCTTAATTGCTGATGCAATAATTGATCCGTTAGCTTGAAAAATATCTGTTGTATTATCTGTCGTTGTTCCTAATAAGAAACGACCACCTGAATTAAACCTTGCACGTTCTGTATCCTCAACGATTACAGCTACTGAATGAAAAGTCGATGTACCAACCTGAAACACACTATTAAATGTGTTGATTGAACCTTTGATTGACATATCATAATGCTGAACACCTAAGAATCCAGCACCTGTTTTACCTCTTACAATTAGCTGTGTAGCACCTGCGACAAATGTTGGTGATTGGCCAATGTAAACATTACCTTCATCATTGATTGCCATCTTTTGAGAATTGCTCCCATTGGTAAAAAATTGAATGCCTTGTCCTGCCTTTGTAGCAACGATTGCAACATCAGATGAATTATCTATAAGCCATGCACCTGAAACTCCAAAATTGGCAATCTCTGTGCCGTTTTGGTATGCGCTAAACATACCACCACCTGATGCGCTGGCATTGTCAATGATAATTTTAGGATATGCAACCGTACTTTTAGCATGAATTAATGCTGTTGGTGTATCAGTTCCCAAACCTAAATAACCTGATGCGTTTAATCGCATCTTTTCATACCCACTAATATTGAATACTAAATTGGTTTTAGATAGGACCATTTGAGTAATCCAACTTGTGCCGTCATAAATATTAAATGAATAATTACCACCAATTGGATTTGTAGCCAATAAAAATTGGTCATTTAATACTAATTCTTCTCCCCAAATACCACCAATAACGGTCAATTTATTTGTACCATTTGGTGTTTCACCTCCAATGACTACATCAGTTCCATCTGTAAATACAGGTGAATCAATGTAAAAATCTGTGTCATCATAAAATGGTAAATATCCCTGTGTGCCAACTTCTAACGCATCGACCGTATTGTCAACGTTTATCCTAATGGCCCTTGGCTTTGTCGTCACAGGTGTGGTGTCCTCAGCATCCAAAATTGCAAGCAATGATTTACCAACCTCTGTTGCGCCAATAGCAGTCCAAATATTTCTGTTAATCCACAGACCACCTGTCAATCCTTCATCATAGGTTAAAATATCCTGTGTGATAGGATCGGTAATCAACACATTGTGCAACTCATCCAATTCATAGCCATTGTCAACCTTGACATAAATTTGGCCCTGTGTTTTATGCGCACGAACAACGTAACCTAAACGCACACCGTGTTCTGGTGCTTCTGGTTTTATGTTTGTTATGGCCCCAGCTGTTGTTGAACTTAAATACAACATTTCTCCATCTGCCCACGTTTCCGTTTGCAAATCACCTGTTGTGTCAATATTCCTAACTAATCCAACTGCTGTTACAAATCCCTCTTGATTATTATTTATTGTTTCTGTAACCAATCCAATCGTATCAGCTGAATTTGCATCATTATCTGCTTTGGCTAATGCAACTTTTAATCGATTTCCCTGCGCACCTGAAACCCTAACTGCTTGATAATTTGCCTCTAATAAATTGGCCCCTGTTTTATTTACAACTCTGACCAATTCCTCTTGACCAATCTGCAAAGTAACATTACCGCCGCCCATTTTTAAATCAGCTGTACCATCTTGACTATTCCAAGACATTGTACCTACCGTTGTCGGTGTACCTGTTGGTGTTAAATCAAATCCATAGAAACCTGATGTGATGCCCCACTCACCCATATTAAGGGATTGCGTTGCACCTGTATATGGAATATATCCACCTCCACCGCCACCACCGTTAACAATATTCCACCAAATCTTTTCAATTGATGTCAATACCGTATCGGCAGCTGTAACCGTTCCTGTGGTAGCAACAAATCCTGTTAATGGTGTTGATAATACACGGGCATTTGTAAAATATAGATTGGTACCCTCAGGGATCACCGTTGTTGTTGATCCAATTGGCAAAAATAAATTTGCCGCGGAGGCAGCTGTCAAATATGAATTACTATCCAGCGATCCATCTGCTTTTAAAAATTGTGATGAACTTCCGCCTGTAACTTTAAAAACTGATGCGCGAATAAACCCATTATCATCAATGAAAATACCTGTTCCCTGACCATAACCGTCCGAAATTTGTTTTTCGCTTTCGGTTAGGATGTCATTGTCGATCATTTTCAACAATGCTTTGTAGGTTTCCGATACTAATTTGCCCGTTAATGTTGCCATTTAAATCGCTTTAATTTTATGCAATTTAGAAAAATTTTGGCCTCAAATTAATCAATAAGTAAACCAATGCAATCCCTACCAAAATAATCCACGGTGTCCAATCAAATTGCTTTTTTGTTTCTGTTTTATAAACCGTTTTTGTGATGTACTTGTAATCCACTCGATAATTATCTGATGTTACCATTGGATAGTAATGTACAATGGCCCTCAGCTTGCCGTTCTTTGACTCAATGGACACATTACCTTGCTGCGCTTTAATACGTTCTCTAAATGGCAACAATATGCCATTTGAGTCACATGGATTATTGATCATGATTGTGTCGATCAGCTTATCATATTTGGTAATGATTTTTTGCACGAATATTGAATCGTGTTTGATTTCCTGTTGCTGGATGTGCGTGGATTTGCATGATCCCAAAAACAGGACCATAAAAATGATGATTAGATTTTTCATTTATTAGTTAGATTGAAACGTAACCTGATGCATCCACTAATTTGCGTGAATGTAATTCCTTTAATTTGTCAATTGAATATCCAAATGATTTCTGAAAATGTGGCGCATCAACAAACTTCCACTCACCGCCCCAATCCCAACCGTATTTTTTAAAGATTGCAACGCATTCCATCCAATCTGATTTGCCATCGCTATCAAAATCTGATTTAGTGTCCCATAGTGCAACTTTGCCATCTTTTATTAAAACAATGTCAACAGCTAAACCATAATTGTGGTATGAATCCCCACCTTTCGCGTTAGTAACTTTCGGACCAGCTTTGGACCTTCCCTGTGCATACAGGTCATCCTGCTCTTTAAAGGTCCGCAATGTATAGGCAAAACGACAAATCGCACGGCCTGTTAATGCCAATGCGATTTCAGTATAAATTTTGTCTGCCTCCACTCGTAATTTTGGATGCAGCAATTTAATCCTATCTAATGTCTTTGGATCTTTCACCTATTTAGGCTGTTTACCTGACTTTAATTTGCTGTTTTCTGTACGCAAATGGATCACCTCCTCAGTTAATTCATCCACTTTTTTACTTAGATCATTTACTTTTGCCTCCAATCGGTCATTCATTGCCGTGATCATATCGATCACTTTTTGCGATGCCTCCAATTGGACGTTTGAAATGTCCGCGTTTTCCTTTTTTCTGCCGAATATCCAAGTAAATAGCGATGCAATGCCTGCTGTCGCGCTTGGAACCACTATATCGTTAATCTCCATTTAGCTGTTGAATCTTATTTGATACCTCTAAAATACCACGAAAATATGTAAAATCTTCGTCCTCATCAGTTAAATATGAAATGCCCTCATTTATGCAGGTAAAAACTTGGAATCCATCAGCAGAAAGGTCAAAGTAACCAGCTGATCTTGTGCGGATTAAATTTAAAACCTGTGACATGGCTGTGTTAACATCCAACTCACCACCTGAATCACCTTGAAATCGTGTAATTATTTCAATTCGTGTAACGGTTTCAGAAATGAATGACATTTGATTGAAATCTGCCTCATTTGTGCTGACTGAATACACGTGAATGTATGGAAATGTGCTGGATGATGGCACACGATTGTACACAGGCAATGCCGAACCGTGCAGGATCACCGTACCTGTTAATCGCGTTATGATCGCCTTGCGAATAAATTGAATTGCCTCTAACATTATTTTGTTATGTTCTTGATTTTGCGATCTACTCGCTTGATTAATTGATCAAATTCAACACGTAATGCAGGAAAAAAGAATGGTCGCGCATAAACAAAACCACGGCCCTTACCTTTGCCCTTAAATTGTGCTGCATACGATTCAGGAAATCCTGCATCTCTTAAAAATTTTAGTGTGACACCACGGCCCGTTCCAAATTCCATGTAAGGTGCATATTTTGCGCCTGCTCTAATTTCAATATTTGTTTGATTCACACGTTCGGCTCTAATTGATTGGACCAAATTACCTGTATCATGTGGTGCCGTTAACTTCATTCGCTGTGTTGCTTTGAATGCTGTTGTGGCTAACTCATTAGACAATTCCTGTTTGGACAGATCCTGCAATTGCTTGATCTTATTGCGCAACATGGCCAAATCTGTTTTGTCTATTTTTATGTTCATTGCCCGATCTTAGTCAATGTTGATTTTACCCAAAAGTTTTCGAACGTTTGAAACGTGCTATTTAATCTGTATTCTGCGCTATCCCCTTCAACCTGCAATACATCCTGATTTTGGATTAAATCAGCTGTTGGTTTGCGCATGATGATCTCAATTTTTACTTCATGTAAACGGATCCCATTTTTTGCATCAATATCGCCTGATGTTTCCTGCACTCTTGCCCAATATGTCCCAACCGTTGATTTAGTAGATGTCCATCCACCATAACCATCGGCTGTTTTTGTCAATCGCTTAACGATCACACGTTGTTTTAAAATGCTTGAATTATCCATTAAATAAATACTGATTTATATCCATCCAAGATTCTGCGATAATTACTCGGCAAATCTGCTTGAATAGTTCCTGTGATGAAATCTGTTCTGTTGTCGTAATA